CCGCCTCGTCAGGAGGATCGATCGCAGCCATTATCGCGGAGCCGCTCGCTGCAATCGATGTCGCCTCCGCAGGCACGGGCGTTAGCGTTTACCTTGCGTGGACTGATCTTCAGCTTGCGCCGTCGACAGCCGCCGCAACGGAGGCGGGGGGCGTCGTCGATGCGGTAGCGGCAGTTTCATTGCGCCTCGCATCGCGCGTAGAGGCCGGTTCTGTCGCCGACACTGGAACGGTGCAGGCGGATTATCGCCCTGCGGTCGCCGAGGCGCTTGCCGGCGCAGAACTCCAGAGCGCCATCGGAGGAGCATCGCCAGTAGCGCAGGTCGAGAACCTCGTCCTTGCCGACGACTCCGACGGCATTGGTGGCATTACGCCTGTTGTCATAGCGGAAATAGGAGTGGCGCTTGATACGCCGACCGGAGCGGCGCAGTTGTTCTCGGTCGCGGCTGAGTCGGCATCGGCCGCCGATACGTTAGATGGGACCGATTCGGCCTCGATGTTCGAATCGCTGGTCGCGAATGACGTCCCAGACGCGGTCATGATCACGTTCGGATCCATCGCCGAAGGTACGGCGAGCGCCGCCGATGTCGCGGCGGCCGCAGTTATCTGGGAGGTTGCGGTCACGGAGGCTGTCTCGGCCTTTGATTTCCAAGTTGCGCTCTCCATCATTCCGCCTGTCTTCGAAGACGAGCCGCGGACGCGCATCACCCTCCAACCGAAGGGCGCCCGCCTCGGGCAGACGTCGATCCAGCCTCCAGGCTCCAGCCTCGGATAGTCCATTTTTGCCTTATCGCGTGCCAGACGCGAGGCGAATATGGCCGCGTGCGCGATACCCTCATCGCTGGCGACACGCTCGACTTCGCGACCTCGGTTCCGGACTTCCCGGCGACCGACGGATGGACGCTGCGCTTTCGCCTGATCCCGCAGGTTACCGGAGTCGGCTCGCCGATCGATCTCACGGCGGTCCCGTACCAGAATCAGGACTATCGCGTCCAGGTCGGACCGCAGACGACGGCTGGATGGATTGCTGCTGATTACACGCTTTCGCGGTGGGTCGAGAAGCAGGGCGCTCGCTACGCCGTCGAGACGAGCCCGGAACTTCCGGTGCAGGTCCGCATTCTGCCGGATCCAGCGACGGCGACGGCCTATGACGGCCGTACCGACGCGCGGCGTAACCTTGATGCGATCGAGACCTATCTCGGCGGGAAGTCGACGACCGCCGTCCAAGAGTACGAGATCAACGGGCGGCGGCTCGTCAATTACAAGCCCGCTGAACTGATCGTCCTCGCCGATTACTACCGGCGCCAAGTCGCGAATGAAGATCGCGCCGCTTCGCTCGCCGCCGGCTTGGGCAATCCGCGGCATCTCTACGTGCGGATGGGTAGGGCATAGGCATGAGCGACGCTGAACAAGTCCGCTGGGACCCGCTGCACGCGAAGTGGATTCCCGCGTTGAAAGCGCCGAGCGCGCCGCGCGCACTGTCGGAGAAGCCGATCGTCCCGTCCGGCGCGATTCCGAGCGGGCGCATTGCGCACGGCAGCGCCGTCGGAGGAATCTTCCCCGGCGCGATCCTGCACGGCAAGCGGATGTACGCGACCGCGCGTCCGTCGCGCCTGACTTCCGACTGGCAGGTCACGAATTCCTCGTCGGACTCCGAACTTGTCTCGAGCCTCATTCGTCTGCGCGGCAAGTCGCGGGCGCTCGTACGCGATTCCGCCTATGCGAAGCGCGCGAAGATGATCGTCGTCAACAACGTCGTTGGCGCCGGGATCGGGATGCAGGCGAAGGTCTACACGACGCGCAATACGCTCAACGAGCGCGTCAATGACGACATCGAGCAGGTCTGGATGCGCTGGAGCAAGGCCGACTCCTGCCATACCGGCGGCACGCTCGACTTCGCGGCATTCGAGCGCGCGGCGATGGGCCAGGTCTTCGAAGCGGGCGAAGTCATCATTCGCAAGCACTACTCCGCCTTCGGTAATTCTAAGGTTCCGTACGCGCTGGAACTGATCGAAGCGGAGCGCATCGCGGATACGTTATCCGAAGCGCCGACGGGACCGACGTCGCCGCCGCTAGCCGGCAACTGGTTCCGCTTGGGCGTCGAGGTCGACTCGTTCTATCGCCCGGTTGCGTATTGGCTCTACAAGCGCCATCCCGGCGAAGTGTTCATCGGCGAAGGCAACTGGAACCGCCTGGAGCGCGTTCCCGCTGACCAGATTATCCATCTGAAAGTCACCGATCGCTGGCCGCAGGGACGCGGCGAACCGTGGCTTCATGCCGTCGCGCGGAAGTTGAACGACATGGACGGCTACAGCGAGGCCGAGATCATCGCGGCCCGTGGTGCTGCGTCGTACATGGGCAGCATCGAAACGCCGGAGGGTTCGTCGTCGATTGAAGGCGAGACGCAGGTCGACGGCACGCAGCAACTCGAATTGACGCCGGGCATCTTCGAGAAACTCGCCCCTGGCGAGAAGATGAATTTCTTTGCGCCGAACCGGCCCAACTCCGCTCTTGATCCCTTCATGCGCTACATGCTGCGGGAAGTGGCGGCCGGCGTCGGCGTGTCTTACGAATCGTTGAGCAGGGATTATTCCCAGAGCAATTACTCGAGTTCACGCCTGGCCCTGCTCGACGACCGTGATCTGTGGCGCGTCCTGCAAGGATGGTTTATCAAGTCGTTCCGCGAGATCGTCCACGCCGAGTGGCTTCAGCAGGCGGTCTTCTCGCGCGCTATCCAGACGCTAACCGTCCCGCAATACGCCGTCGACCCGTTGACCTTCCAGGAGTCGGTCGCCTTCAAGCCGCGCGGCTGGAGCTGGATCGATCCCACGAAGGAAGTAGAAGCCTATCGCGAAGCGGTGCGCTGCGGATTTATGACCGTGACCGGCGTCATCGCGCGCACCGGCGACGGCATGGATCTGGAAGACCTGCTCGATGAGCGGCGCCAGGAGCTCGACGACATGGCGGCCGTGAACCTGCTCTTCGATACGGACCCGGCGCTTGCCGTGGCACGTCCGACGGCAACGCAAGATCAGCCCGCGGCCCCAGCCGAAGCCGGCCCAACGGAATCGGCATCCGCGCCGGTTCAACCGCCCGCCGCAGGGGCGAAGAGCATAGACGAGGAAATCAAGGGACGAGAACTATGGGTCGAAAGTCGAAAAACCCATTTGGCATTGGTGACCATGTCGGGTGCTATCGAATCCTTGGAGAAGCAAGCGAGCGCGCACAGGACGGCCATCGCCGATACCGTTGCGAATGCAGTTGCGGACATCTCTCAACAATCGGCTCGAACAATCTCCGGACTGCGCTCAGAAATAGCCGCAGATGTTCACATCGCTCTGGAGATGCCTTTGGCGCGGCTGGGCCAAAGCGCGGCGGAAACGAAGCAATTGTCGGCAGGCGTTTCGGAATGCTTACGGTCGTTGAAAGAGTTGGAACGGATCGTCACTCAAAAGCTACTTGGCGCGCCAGATGCGATTGTGGCGGAGAGTGGATCGGGGCAACAGGAGAACTTACAAGGAACGCAAAAATTGGAGGCCCGCGCAGTTGTGGATGCAAACAAGTCTCTCCCATCAAGACAGAAGTTGGGAAGCGGTACGGGCGGCTGACATGCATCGTCGCAAGAGTAGACAACCCACCGAGCGCGCAGCGATCCCATCGATTCGCGCGATTTCGATGCGATTGCGGGAAAGAGAAGTCGCTACTAGCGAGTTCCGTTTTGACGGGCAGGACCGTCTCTTGCGGTTGTGCCATAGCAGGACGCGACAAGCCGGCGCGGGCGGCATACATACGAATAGAACACGCGAGTTACTACTCGGCGCGGAAGCGCGGCGGCAAAGGGGACTATACGAAGGAAGATATTGCGGCGCTATTCGTGAAGCAACGCGGATGTTGCGCGATATGCAAGAAACGCACGGCGATGGCAAACATGCACCGAGATCACATTGAACCGATCAAGTCAGGAGGGTTGAACGTGCTGGCAAACATTCAACTGCTTTGCCTGTACTGCAACGCGAGCAAAGGCGCAAAAGACCCGGTTGCGTTCATGCAATCGAAAGGCTATCTCCTATGACCATCAAGGTAACGAAACTCATCCGCGCCTTCGACGCGCCGACGATCGAGGTCCGCAAGGACGCGAACCTGACGCGTCTGTCGTTCTCAGCCTCGAGCGAGCAACCGGTCGACCGTTGGTTCGGCAGCGAAGTCCTGCGCCATACGCCGGAGGCGGTGCGCCTCGGCCGCGCGCAATCCGGCGCGATGCCGCTCCTCTTCAACCACAATCCCGACGCGCCGATCGGCATGATCGACGGCGCCAAGGTCGAGAACGCCCGCCTGATGGTGGACGCGCACCTCTTCGATACCGAGCGCGCGCAGGAAGTCGGCGCGATGATCGCCGGCGGGATGCGGAACATCAGCATCGGCTATCGGCTGCATACGGTCGACGAGAACGCGAAAACGAATACCTTCACCGCGACGGACTGGGAGCCCTACGAAGTTTCCGTCGCCCCTGTTCCGGCTGACGCCTCCATCGGCATCGGCCGCAGCAATGCCATGCAAGAATTCGAGGTGAGCATGACGCGCGCCTCCGAACCCGCGGCGCCCGCCGCAGAACCGAAAGGAAACAACATGAGCGAAGCAACTGCCGCGACGGCGGGCGCACTTCCCGCGCAACCGGCCCAAGGCATGGACGGCGCAACGACCGAGAAGCTGCGGATCAATACGATCCTCGCGCTGTCGCGTCAGAACTATGGCGGATTCAAACCGTCGCAGGAAGACGCCGACCGCTGGATCAACGAGGGCAAGACGCCCGACGAGGTCTCGCAAGCGATTCTCGAGCAGATCGCAGTCCGCACGAAGGCGAATCCGCAATCGAAGGCCGAGATCGGGATGTCGCCGAAGGAAGTCCGCCAGTACTCGCTGATGCGCGCTCTGCGCGCCGCGGCCGAAAACAACTGGAAGGACGCCGGCTTCGAACTCGAAGCCAATCGCGCCATCTGCACGAAGCTGAACCGCATCCCCGAGCAGAACTCGTTCCTGATTCCGTTCGAGGTGCTCCAGCGGCCGACGGTGCAGCAGCAGAACGCGCAGCGCGACATCTCCGTCGCGGCCGGCGGCGGCGGCTACCTGGTCGAGACGACGAACATGGGGTTCATCGATATGCTGCGTAACCGCAGCGTCGCGTTCCGCATGGGCGTCCAACGTCTGACCGGCCTCGTCGGCAACGTCAACATTCCGAAGCAGAGCGCGGCAGCGACGGCGTACTGGCTCACCAGTGAGACCAACGCTATAACTGAGAGCGCGCAGACGTTCATTCAAATCCCGCTGTCGCCGAAGACGGCAGGCGCCTATACCGAGATCAGCCGGTTGCTGCTCCTGCAATCCTCGCCGGATGCGGAAACGATCGTCACCCGCGACCTGTCCACGGTTGTCGCCCTGGCGGTCGACCTCGGCGTCATCGCCGGCACGGGGACGGCGCAGCCGCAGGGGATCATCGGCACGTCGGGCGTCGGCACGGTGACGGGAACGTCATTCGACTACGCCGACATCCTGGAATTCCAGACGGACGTCGCGAGCGCGAACGTCGTCCCGGTTTCGGGCGGCTACGTTGCTACGCCAACCGTCGCGGGCCTCGCGATGGCGCGGTTCATCAATACCACGGTCGGCACGGCGCTCTGGACCGGCGGCTTGTGGGACGGGCAGATGGCCGGCTATCCGGCGATGTCGTCGATGCAGGTTCCGACCGGCGACATGCTGTTTGGCGACTGGAGCACGGTGGTCGTGGCCGAATGGGGCGTCCTCGAGATTGCCGTCAATCCGGTGGCGAACTTCGCGGCCGGCATCATCGGCATCCGCGCGATGTACACGATGGACGTCGGCGTCCGTCACCCGGCGGCGTTCTCGTTGGCGACGAGCTGCACGTGATATCTGCGGAGACCGCCAGCGCGCTCGTTGGCGGTCCCTCTCGGGAGAAACGAATGACTCAAATGAAGATTCCGCAGACGTTGAAGGTCAAGGTCGTCAGGCCGTTTACCTACGCCGGCAAACCGGTAACGGCTGGGACCGAGCTCGAACTGCCGTACGCATTCGGCCGCGAGATGGCGGCGGCGCATAAGGTCTCGATGCTCGATTGGCCGCCGAAGTCGGGGCCGGATATCAAGGACGTTTCGATACTAGGCGCCCCGGGAGCCGAGACCGTTAAGGAAGCGGCGAACGTCAAGAAGCAAGACGCCGGCCGCTCGACTGCCGATAAGGCGGTCATCAAGGACGAATCCGACGCCGAGAAGAGGGCAAACAAATGAACGATCTGCAAGCACTAAAATCGGTGAAGATGCTGGCGCCGGTTTCCGCCGCGAATACCGCGGCAGCTACTTCCGGCTGGATCGACATACGCGACGCCATCGGCGATATCGCGATTACGCTGCATACGGGCGCGATCACCGGAGCGATCGTGTGGACGGTCAACCATGCGACGGCATCCGATGGCACGGGAGATGCGGCGTTTACGCCGGACGACGGTGTCTTCGGGACGGTCTCGGCGAATACCGTGCAACGCCGGACGATCAAGGCCAACGCGCTCGGCGGCTGGATCAAATGCGTCGGGACGATCACGACCGGGCCGGTACTGGTCGCCGCGTCCTGCACCTACGAGCCGGATCAGCCGACGGGATCGACGTAAAAAGGAGGAACGCAATGGCAAACAAGCCCGCGCCGTCGCCCCCGCCGGGGTCACCGATGCAGCCGACGCATAACCCGCGCCCGATGCCGGATCACCGGCCCCCGGGTGGCGGCCCAAAGCAACCCTGCTAGAAATGGCCTTCGTCGAAGACCGTTCGATCTTCTTCTCGGAGCTCGACTCCGTGGCGGCGCTTTACAACGGGGCGCAGTTCGTGCGCGGCTATCTCGACCTCGCGTACATCGAGCCGCTCGGGAACGCCGTGGAGGGTCGGGCGCCGGTCTTCACCTGTAACGTGACCGATCTGCCGGCGGCGATGCACGGCGACACGCTCGTCGCCTCGGGGCGGACGTATAAGGTCGTCGGCGTCGAACCCGACGGGACCGGCATCCTGATCCTGCGGCTCGAGCGGCAATGACCCATGTCCCACGCCAGAACTCAGATCCGCAACGCCATTATCGCGTTGCTAAGCGTCTTGCCGTCGACGGCCGGGCGCGTCTTCGCGTCGCGGGTCTACCCGCTGGAGGAGTCGAGGCTGCCTGGTCTGCTTATCTATTCGGAGAACGAAACATCGGCGTTGGTCACGCTGTCGCCGCCGATGATTTCGGAGCGCAGTTTGACACTCCGCATCGAAGCGGTCGCCGAATCGGTCTCTGGTTTAGACGACACGCTCGATCAGATTTGCCTGGAAGTCGAAACCGCGCTATCGGGCGAGGCGCTCGAGCCGCTGGCGCGCTCGATTGCGCTGACCGCGACGACGATCACGATAGAGGGAACCAGCGACCAACCTACCGGGACGGCAGAGATGACGTTCGAGGTGATTTACCAAACCGCAGCAGGTGCGCCTGACGTGGCGCTTTGATCCTAAAGAGGAGCATCAATTATGGCAACCGTCACGAAATGGAGCAATGTCGCCATCGCTATGCAATCGGCGCTCGCTTCTCCGAAAACGATCACGGCGATCAGTCTGGCGAATCCCGGCGTCGCATCGTCCACGTCGCATGGTTACTCTAACGGCGACTATGTCCTGCTCTCGGCCCAAGGGATGTACCAGGTCGACAGCAAGGTCGTGCGCGTCGCCAGCGTGGCGACCGATACGTTCGCGCTCGAGGGCGTTGACACGACACTGTTCTCGGCATTCTCCAGCGGCACCGCGAAGAAGATCACGTTCGGCACGAGCATCACGACGGCGCTGACGATGTCGACCTCCGGCGGGACGTTCGCCTTCCTCGACACGACGACGATCCACGTCAACGCGAAGTCGCAAGTGCCTGGACTGCCGGATGCGGCGACGTTCACGTTCGACAACATCTGGGACCCGACCGACGCCGGCCAGATCGCCATGAAGGCGGCCACCGATTCGCAGTCGGCGGCAGCGTTCCGCTTCACGTTCGGCTCCGGCGGCAAGATCATGTGCTTTAACGGCTACGTCGGATTCAGCGGCATCCCCGGCGGAACGGCGCAGGACAAGGTGACGACGCAGGCGGTAATCACGCAGACCGCAGGCTCGGCGACCTTCTACGCGAGCTGATCGTGAAGGTCAACGGAAAGATCGCCGGCCGGGACGTCTTCAAGGCAATCCCCCGCAAGACGGTCGACATCGAGCTAGACGAGGTCGGCACGTTCCGCTTGCGGGAGATGTCCGGCACCGAGCGCGACCGGTTCGAGATCGCGGCGTTCAAGGAGGTGGACGGCAAGCGCACGGTCGAGCCGCTCTATCTGCGCGCGCGTCTGGTCGCGATGTGCCTGGTGGACGATACGGGCGCTCGCGTCTACACCGATGATCAGATCCACGAACTGTCCGACGAGGCGCCGGCGTCGGTGATCGCGAAGCTGTTCGAGGCCGCTCAGAAGTTGAACGGGCTCGACGCGGCCGCGGTGGAGG